GCCCTTTCTAGTTCCTATTACACTCAGCTAGCGGTTAATACGCTTGGCAATACGATTAACGCCACTGATCGTATTGTCACAAAAGTGTATGCAAAAACAACTAGCACGAGTAATATCACGGCCCATTTTCTCCACTCTGGCGCTACGCCAAGCTCCTGGAAAACTGCCATCACTTTGGGTTATGTAGGCCCTCAAGGGGCCACTGGCCCAACTGGGGTGCAGGGCGTTACTGGCATCACTGGCGCCACTGGCTTGACTGGAAGCACTGGTCCTACTGGCGTTGGTATCACTGGGGCCACGGGAGTTGAGGGCATTTCTGGCGCAACAGGAGCCACTGGGGCCCAGGGAATCAATGGCGCAACTGGCGTACAGGGAGTTACCGGCGCAACCGGTGCTACGGGGGTGCAAGGCATTACTGGCGTCACTGGTGCCACTGGAGCGCAGGGAGTTACTGGGGCCACTGGACTGCAGGGCGTTAGCGGCATTACCGGAGCAACTGGAGCAACGGGTGTCGAAGGCATTACAGGGGCCACTGGTGCTACGGGAATTGGCGTCACTGGTGCCACTGGTCTTCAGGGCATCACTGGAGCGACAGGAGCAACAGGCGCCACTGGCATTCAGGGCATCACTGGAGCTACTGGCCTTCAGGGAGTGACAGGAGCTACGGGAGCAACTGGCGTACAGGGTGTTACTGGCATCACTGGAGCCACTGGCATCCAAGGCATTACTGGAGCCACTGGAGCTACGGGTGTTCAGGGCGTCTCTGGTATCACTGGCGCTACAGGAGCGACAGGAGTTGAGGGCGTCTCTGGGATTACTGGTGCCACAGGCGCCACGGGAGTACAGGGCCTCACTGGCGTCACTGGTCTTCAGGGCGTTACTGGAGCTACCGGCGTAGAAGGTGTCACTGGAGCCACTGGCGTGCAAGGTATTACTGGCGAGACAGGCATACAGGGCATCACTGGAGCGACGGGCGTCCAAGGAAACGCAGCTCCAAAAGCAATCACCATTCTTTATCCCACCAACGCTGAAAAAATTGCCATTGTTTACACGACAACGGCAGTGACAATCACTCTGATTGAATCGCTTGTCACTGGCACCACTCCCAGTGTCACGTTCTCGATTCGCTATGGCGCTGATTTCAGTGCTGCTGGAACAGAAGTGGTAACTGGCGGCATCACTGTCACCAACACATCCACTGGTCTTTCCACTACTTCATTTAATAGCGCTTCAGTTCCCGCTAATAGTTTTATTTGGATTACAACCACCGCTGCAACTGGCACTGTCAACTCTCTTTTTGTTTCGCTTAATTACTAATGGCAGTAGCTCATAGCTCAGCAAGCGAATCAACAACTACTACAACGCCTTCTACCAGCGTTGCATCTTTTTCATGGACGCATACGCAAACCGGCACGCCGCAAGGCGTACTTGTATTTGTCTATTGTTTAAATAGTGCCACTGCTACTGCCACTTCTGTCACCTATGGAGGCGTTACAGTGCCTGCAGTAACTGGTGGTTCCACGTCTGACGCCGCTGGCGAACCAGGCCGCATCGATACTTATTTTCTTGGAACTGGCCTGCCCGCTGGAAACCAAACAATTGTTGTCAATAGGACAAACAATACGGTTCAAATGTATGCAACTGCTGCAACAGTTACAGCTTTGTATGCCACGGAAGTGAACACAGCGGGAATTGTGCTATTAACAGCAGACCGAGCATTGGCCGAGCAAAGTGTGTCAGATGGATGGCCAGGCTCTTTTAGCGTGAGATATGCAGGCACTTACTCTGGTCTTCAAACTCCTCCAACTGCTGGCACAAATAGTACTTTATTGAATAGCATTGACGCAGGCAACTTTGGAGCTGTTATGGTAAGGGAGACGACTGCGGGGCAGGGGCCTAGAAGCGTGGGATTCACGGGCACGCTTGATGACGTTGCGGCAGTGCATTTGGCAATCAGAGAAGTGAGGCCCAGGCGAGTTATAGTGTACAAATGATACAAACTTTAGCGAGATTTTATAGCCATGCCGATTAATTTTCCATCCAGTCCCAGCTTAAATAGCACCTATACTTATCTGAACAGAACTTGGATTTGGACTGGTCAAGCATGGAAGCTCACGCCAAATCCTTATCGCAATATTTTTGTTAGCACGGCCGATCCGAGTGGTGGCGTGGATGGCGACATCTGGATTAAGTACACCGCCTGAGGTAAAGCATGGCTACTCTGTATGTTGACTTTGAGAACGGTAATGATAATTACGGTGGCACCAGTTTCGCCCTATTGGCACAGGGGGCAAATGGCCGTATTACCAGTACGACGTTCAGTAGTGCTGGCGCGTCGTTTCCAAATGACGGCAGCCTGATTGGGCAATATTTATCTATTTTTAATGGCGGAACTTACTCCGTTTACAATATCACGGCTTGGGTATCAGCGACATCGCTTACGATTGCAGCCATTCCTGGCGGCACTGCATTGACCAGCCAATCAGTGGATCGTCAGTATTTCATTGGTGGGCGCCTGAAAACAGTAACAACAGGTGTAAGTGCCGCCAGAGTACAACCTGGGGATCAAATTAGAGTAATGGCAAGCCCATCTCCAACGAATCTAGGCGTAACTGGAACGTGGAATGGATCAGTACATATTGCAGGCTTTGCCCCTAGTTCTACTACAAACACTACGCCAATAACAGTAAATGTGGCGGGAGGCCATGGGTGTAGTACCGGCGATCTAATAAGAATTACAGGTATTACCGGAAATACGAATGCAAACGGTATTTGGGATATAGTAGTTGTGAGCCCTACTGCGTTTACGCTTACTGGCTCAGTGGGTAACGGTACCTCTACCACAAGTGGAGTTTTAACGCGTATCAACCAATCACAAGTTATTTTATCCTCGTCTCTTACTCAAACCATAGCAAGTACCGGCGAAAGGAGTACGCCATGGGTCGCAAGCGCTAATGTTACGACAGCCTTGAGTACGGATTCAAAAGAACATAGAAATTCTGATTCTATTGCCGTTGCTGCTGCATTTACAACAGGAAAAGCAGCTTATCGGACTATCGGTCCACTCGACTTATCTGGCTACCAGCAAGTAAGTTTCTGGATACGACAAACCTCCGGCACCGCCATAACAGCAGGAAGCATTGATTTACGACTATGTTCTGATGCAATCGGAAATGTCCCTGTAAATACACTGCCAATCCCTGTTACGGCTTTTGCAAGTAATACATGGAATGTTATAACAATAGATGCAGGCATCAACCTTGGTTCAAATATAAACAGTATTGCTTTATATATAAACACAGATGCTGGGGCTCAAACTTTTCTTTTTAGCAATATTATCGCCTGCAAATCTTCGTCTGATCCAAGCAGCCTTACTCTTTCCAGCTTAATAGGAAAAAATACGGCACAGGAAAAAACATGGTGGGGCATTCAAAGTATAAATGGTACACGCGTAATACTGGACAATGCACCTACAGCAACAACAACCAGTGTTACTCAACGCGGGTATTATGGAACGTCTGGAACTGTTGCACTATGGAAGCGCGAGACGTTAGTAGCCGAAGGGCCTGGAAGTAATTTTGTGGTTAATGAATCAGGAACTTCTTCTGCCCGAATAAGCTATTCTGGCGGGTGGGATCGTACTTCAATGTCAAGCCAAAGCAGTGAGACTTGGTTGGCTGGTTGGAATGCTAGCAGCGGCAATACGATATTCGGTATTGCAGCCCTTTTCTATATTGACATAACAAATTTTGGTGTGGCAAGATACGGCTCTCCGCTTTCAGTGAATAATCAGTGCAAATACATCAATATTGACTTACTTGGAATTAGCAATAGTAATGCAATAAGCTCGTTAGCACTGGTTGGGTCCGATAATAAACTAAAACTAGGTTACTACATTCTTAATGATCAGGGTATTAACTTTAGCCTTGGAAATAGTCAACTTGAATTTGGATCAGACGGCTTCAGAGGTAATAACGCCAATGCAATTATTTCTATTAGTTCCGATGCCGTTTCTCGAATGTTTTGCGGGCAAGTAACGCCAGCTACTATTGTTCTTGAGGCCAATCTTCAGTTGCAGGGTGCGGGATCATTCTCTAATCTTGCATTTGTTTTTCCGATAAATTTAGGCGTTACCACTCTTTCCGCAGATTCTCATTTCTTCAATAAGTGTAGTTTTTCTGCGCAAAATTTCTCGTTAAGTTCTCCAGCGGTAATATACAGTCAGCAGCACGATAACACGCTAAATAATCACAAAAACCTATCAAACGGCGGCGTAATATCTAGCGCCACAGACCAACGTAAAACTTTAACTGGCATTAGCTGGAAGTTTCAGCCGACAAGCACTGTTGACTGCTTTGACCAAAAACCGCTTAAATTGTCATTGGCCAAAGTTGCCTGCGGCGCCAATACCCTGGTAACTGTAAAAGCTTGGATGCGCCGTAGCAATGCGGGCCTGACAATGCGACTAGTCTGCAAAGGCGGTCAAATCGCAGGCGTAACCAGCGATATAGCATCCTCAGTAGTTGCTGTCAACGCTTGGGAAGAAGAAACTATCACCTTTACCCCCACTGAAACCGACGTAGTTGAAATTACCGCTGAGGCCTGGGGCGGCACCACCTTCTCTGGGTGGGTCGATGACCTAACCATTACTCAAGCCTAAGAGCCATGACCTATTACGTTCATTCTGTTGAGCAAGACCTGGCCGCCAAGTGGTACGCCAGAGTTGTCATCAGCGAAACTGAAGCTCAATTCTTTAAGTTCAATCACTTCCCGACTATGGAAGAAATTCAAGACGCTGCTGCCGCCTATGTTGCAGCACAGGAGGTAAGCAATGCCCCTGCCGAATAAAACAGCCCTCCAGGCGCTGGACATTGCCTACCAGGGCCAGCCATTTGTCCAGGTTGAAGCCAAGAGCCTTAGTACTACATCACTAGACATAGCCTATCGGGGGCAACCATTTGTTACCATTGGAAACAATTTTCTTGCCTGGGTGAATGTTGGCGGAACCTGGAAGCAGTCTTCAGCAGTGTATGTTAATGTTGCGGGGGCATGGAAAAATGCAGCCACCCTTAGCGTTAACATTTCCAATACATGGAAAACTTAAAGCCGCGCCTCCATTTAGTCGGCATTTTTCATACAAAGCACCAAATTGCTTTTAGCCATTGCGCCTTCACTGGTAAAGCTTTGCGCTTTCCCAAAATGATGCAGCTTTATGGTTGGGAGGTGGTGGAATATTCAAACGAAGGAAGCGAAGGAGGGGCCGATAAGCATGTGGTCATGATGACTAAAGAAGAATACGAAGAGCTTTATGGCAATCGCAAAGAAGCTTCTTTCTATGGCGACGATGCCACTGTAGGAAGCAGGGGACACATGCTATTTGAAGAGCGCCTAATTCCAGCTCTTGCAAATAATCTTGAAAAGGAAGACATCATTTGCCACCCATTTGGCCATGCCCATCAAAAGCTGATGGAAGTGTTTCCTAATCACCATCACGTCGAGACAGGAATTGGTTATCCAACGCTCATGCCCAATAGCTTTCGCATTTTTGAGAGTTATGCCTGGATGCACTATCACCAAGGGAAAGAAGGGCGCAATGGAAGGAACTACGAATGGGTGGTGCCCAACTATTTTGACCTGGATGATTGGCAACCATCGTATGAGCCTGGGGAATACTTAGCTTTCCTTGGCCGCATTTGCTCCATGAAAGGCATGGACACAATCAAGGAGATTGCCGAACGTAGTCCCTGGCCCATCGTTCTCCATGGCCAAGGCGATCCTTCTCCATGGTCCCATCCCAACATCGACTATCGAGGCCCCATTCATGGCGCTGCTCGCTCTGAGTTCCTTCGTAATGCCAGAGCAGCTTTGATGCCAACAGTCTTTACTGAGCCATTTGGCGGAAGCGGCGTGGAGGCCATGCTTTGCGGCACTCCATTGATCTCTGTTGACTACGGAGCGTTTTCAGAGACTATCATTGACCAAGTGACTGGCTTTCGTTGCCACACTTTACAAGACTGGGTGGAGGCTATAAACAATGTTGACATCTTGGATCGGCAAACTGTTGCATTTGTTGCAAGTCAACGCTACAGTCTGGAAAGCTGCGGAGCCAAGTACGATAGGATATTTAGACAAATCAATGATCTATGGCGAAGAGGGTGGTACGAGCATGTTTGAGGATGCATTTGATACTAAAGAACTAATGGCTGCAGATGACGAATGGTGGGATAGTCTTTCCATGGAAGAGCAACTACGTTCTTTCCGCCAAATCTGCAAACTAATCCACAAAGGCGACGTTCAACAACGTGCTACTTATCGTGGAGTTTTATATGGTGTTTTTGGTTGGGATGCAGGTGCATATGGTGATGGCCTTATGCACTATATGACCATTCACAATCTTATCTACGTTGGTCTGGACGCGCAAAATAAGACTTAAAAGGAAAATCATCACGTGATGCCACGCAACAATGAAATCTATTTTTAGCAATAGTAAGTCCGGCGTAGATTAACGCCAGTCCACAGACGATCTCCACGGCCGAAAGGCTTTTTCTCTATTTTAATTCACTCAAGGGATTCCTGGTAGACACTAACAAAAACTTGTCCTTTAGAAGTTAAAGGCAGCAAATAGTCCTTGAGATGCTGGTTATGCATGCGAATACAACCATGCGTAGCGTATAGCTTTTGATAAGGCTGCCAAGCACCTGGCCAACCACAGGGAGAGCCGCCGCCATGAATCATGATACCAGCTCTACCATTGTTACTTTCTTGACCTTCCAGATCGATTAAGTCAAAGCTATACCAGCCATAGGCCATTTTATCTCGACTATACGAAGGTGAAGGAGACTCGTCATAGTCACGATAAATTTGACCAATTTTATACAGCCCAGGAGGAGTGTCTGTATTGACTAGCTTCCATTCGTAGTCTGTACCTTGACCGCGAGCAAGACAATACACTTCCCATAAAAGCGTACCATCTGCACTATAAGCCTTCATCTTTTCAGTTTTATCATTCACAATGATGTGATAATCATTGTCCTTGAAGCCAAAGTCTTGCGGACGCTTCTTGGGGCCAACAAGTGTCATTTTCGTGCTTTCGGGAGCGTATTGCTTCATCAAGGATGATAGCTTTACTGCGTAATTTGGGTCGGTGGCATAGCTTTGAGTCTTGAGCATCCGCGCTGCTGCGTAACGATTTGCAGCCCTATTGATGCCATGATACGTGCGCCAGTCTTTGTACCAATGGGCAACAAGATATTCAATGCAAGCCGCCAAGGAAGGGAAGTCAAGGAAGCCAGCCTTAACTGTCACCCACTCTCCATCGTAAAACTCTTTGGTTTCATGGGCAGTACCAAAGCCTTTTAGGCCAAAGTAATTGTGCTTGCCAGACAAAGAGCGACCGAAGTCGCTCTCTAGCGCCCATTGTGCAGCGACAAGTTCTGGAAAGCGAGCTCCGCTTAAAGCTGCGTAATCACTTACACCTTGCCATGTGTTGGGTACATTTGTCATTTGCCACGAAAGACAGCTCGCAGGATGGCCATAACCAGCTCGATGGTACTGTTTGGTTTAATAGGGAGCATGGCAATGATGGTTTCAAGAGCGCCAACAACAACGGCGCCAATTGCCATGTATTCGGCTGGAGTCATAACGAAGCAAAATGTTTGCCTCTAGCTTAGCGTTTGATTTCCAAAGTACGCACTCTGCTCTCCAGGTCTTCAATGCGATCAGCTAAAGTGTCCAAACTTTTAGCAATATTTTCGATTTGAGTCATAATTTTGACTTGCTGGTTACCAATTGTGACCATCATCCCACCAGTGGCAAGAAGCATGCCGGCGGTGACAGTAGCCGCAAAGCTAGCCAGGCTTTCTTGCCAGGATTTCATTGGAGCAATAGTTTTCTTTTATTCTACGCTCGCGCCATGTCAGCATGTTCACATTAAACTAATAATAGGCCAACTAAATAATCACATGGGCATGAGAAATGGACCTCAGGAACTTCTCCATTCTCTTACTGAATTGCGTCCAGGTGATGCAAAGCGTCGTTATAGAAAAAGCATTTTTGAAGACTTTCCAACCAGAGGCCCGCTTAATCATTGCGCCTGTGCCTATTGCGGCAAATGGAATGAAAAGCTGACTATTGACCATGTTGTTCCCAAGAGCAAAGGCGGTCCTCATTTCGCTAAATGGAATAATGTGCCATCTTGTTTAAGTTGTAATGCCTCTAAAGGCAGCATGCCGTTGTTTGAATGGTGGCGGCCTCAAGCATTTTGGACGCCAGAGCGAGAGGAGATTTTAATGAGCTGGATTTACGCCCATAGCTTTATTAGCGCTCACACTGAACTCGGATCCTGGGAGGCATGGTGCGAGGAGAACAAGATTGCGCCGGCAGAAAAAACAATGGAAAAAGAAAAGGGGGCTTTTGGCCCCCTTCGTACTATGAACTTATGTTCTGCTTAAACAGGCTCAAATAATTCCTTGAGCGATTCTGGCGGACCAGTCCTTACATTAGGCATGGGACAGAATCCATCTTTGCATTCAGTCATGTAAGCATCGGGATCGGCTGGTTCTTGTATAGATGCTTGCGCTATATCAAAAGCGATAAGACGATCCAAGTACCACTTAGCCTTCATCAAACTTTCAACGCCTCCTTTAGAAGCTTCCCGCCAAATATATTTAATGATGTTTGCCTTTAAAGCACCACGATATTCAGCATTTGTAAGCTGAGCCTCAATAGCTTCAATGCATTCAATGCTGCCTTGATAATGCGGGGGATGGTTAACGAGATCGGCCATGATTAGAAATTAAAGTTGTTGGCAATGAAGGCATCAAATGCTTCTGGAGCTACTGGTCGCCCCAGTTCAAGCAGAGCATTAGCGTAAAGCGTGATTTCGCTTTGTGCTCCTTCGCCACGACGAAGGCTAATGAAGTGCAAAAGAGCCTGAAGACTACAAGTCCAAACAAAACTAGTGTAGTGACAAGTGGGCAGAACGCCACGAGCCTGCTCCTTGCATACGCCAAGGGCTATGAGAGCCCCGTAAGCCTGCCGACAGGCTTGGATAGCGTCTGTGTACTGCAGAAGCGCGATGAGGGCATCCTCGCCTTCCATGGCTCCCGCAGAGGCCTGCCGATTGCTTTCTGATTGATAGCGGAATTGTGGCGGCATGTAAAACTGTTCGTTTTCTGCCGAGCAGTAACGAAAGCTTTTTTCATTCCAGCCAAGTTGATCGTCAACATAAGTGGAGGCAATTGTATGTTTATACCATTGTCTAGCAACAAATAATGGAGCTTTCACAAACCACTTAAAAACAACGCCACGAAAAGGCGAAGTATGTTGATGACGAGCAAGGTAATTTAAAAGCTTTCCGTCCTTATCATTCCACTCTTCACTCTTGTTATCGAATGATTGTCGAGCATCATTCACTACAGACAAACTATTTCCCATCGAGTCAACAAGTTCAAGATGGCTAATGCCATCTCCAAGCGGATCAAGACTCAGTTGCGTCATCTGGGAATAAAGGAAATGGGACGGATTCGTTGAACTGCCACTGTACCACCGATGAGAGTAGATTCATCATCCCATCGGACGACAGCGTTTTTTCTTCCATTGCATTTAGAGAATCCAAGGAAGATTCCGTACAAGGAAGTTGGCACCATACCAGCCCCCGTGAAGGCGACCAATACCACTCGTTCACCAACTTTCCAGTCATAGTTTTTGGGGCACCTTTTCAGCCTGTGTTGTTTGCTCACTGGTCGCAAGATTTTCGGGCATTCCGAACCTCCATTTTCGGCATCCTCCATAAACAAAGGACATCATTGAGGCAACATAAAGATTGATTTGCCTTAGCCTAGAGGAAAGACGAAATCAAACATGGCTTTTGTAATCCCCGTGCAGATTGCCTACAATGGGCAAAAATACAAAGGCGTCATGGGGCCATTTGAGCATTCTGCTGAACGCGAGTTTTCACTCACCGTTAGCAAGCGGGCGATCATGGAATGTGGTGATAAAGAAAAGCTCCGTGAAGTGTCTTTAAATCTGCTGTCGGCCTGGTCATCCATGCAAACAGCATTCCAAAGCTTGATGCTAGAAAACATCAATCTTCGACAAGCTCTTGATACCCAGAATCAAGATTTAGAAGCAGCCGACAAGCTACTTAAGGAAGCGGCAGAAATGATCAATGAGCAGCAATGTGAGCTGCAATCAAAGCAAGCCAGGAAGAATCTTTGGCCATGGTAGATGTAAGCAGGAAAATAGTCCAACCACTCGTATAAGCGAGGTTGTATTTCCTGCAATCTCTTTCATAGCCAGATCCAGTTACATGCCGTCCACGCATGTAAACGCCGCCTTGTATCTCGATACCAGTTCTGGACAATGGATGAGCAAAATCTAAACGATACCTCCTAGAGCGTTTGTTTTTAGAGTGGCGCTCTTGATAATCAATTTCCCACTTTTCAATATCGCTAAATTCTCGTTCAAGAATTAACGATGGATAGTGAGCCTGCCAAAGTGACAGGAACTGATCTTCAAGAGCGCTCACTAATCAAACGGCAGCTAGTTGTACGCTAGCGCTTTGATTTTGATACTTCCCATCGCCATAGGCTTTATCAACTTTATCGTTGAGCCTAAGCAGCATCACTTGCACAATTCCTTCGTTTGCATAAATGCGAACTGGGAACGTACAGGGATTGACAATGCAGATGGTCAGATGACCACACCAGCCAGGTTCGATTGGTGTGACGTTAATAATGGTACCTTGGCGGGCATAAGTCGATTTACCATCGCAAATGCCCATCACGTCTTCAGGCATTGAAATGCGTTCAAGACTAACGCCAAGACCGTAAGACAAAGCGGGAAGAACAAAGAAAGAACTTCCGTTCTCTTCTTTCAACACTGCTTTTGTCAAAACGGTTTCATCAAAAGCTTTTACATCAAGGATGTCTGCTTTTGAGCGAAGCACGATAGTGTTTGTCGCCCGAGTGTTATCGATGACGCGAAAGTCAATCGGAGACAGTCGAAGGTCGTAGCCTGCATGAGACAAGCCAAATGACAGGGCTTTCGTTCCATTCTCTAGCTGCCGCTGCTTCTCTCCAACAAAGGGAAAGAAGATGTCGTTTTCAGCAAGAGCCTGAATCTCGCGATCAGTAAGCAAGGTCATTTTGCTTTGAAGATACCTTGAAGGTAAACAAACAGAAAAGCCATGCCAGTGCCGAAGCGTGGATAGCTGAGATCTGGGAAGATGGGCTGAAGAGCCCACCATCCCAGGAACGAAAGGCCGTAAACACAAGTCATTTGAACCACTAGCGCTACAAAGTTGTAGAGCAGGGTGTCTTCTGAATTGGAATTCGGCGTGTTCATTATCAGAACAGATCCGATGAGGACGACTTAGGAGCAGAGGAACGAGAGCCTGACTGACTGGAATTGTTGTTCCAGAGGGCCGAGAAGCCGCGAGGAGCGTCTTCATCACGATCACCCTTCAGGCGGGCATTGCCCTTGAACTGAGGGGCCTTCTCGTTAGACATATTCTCGTTCGGCCAGAGAGCAAACTCAAAGGTGTAATTACCTTGAGCGTTGGGACCGGCTTGCTTTGCCTTGTTAAGAACTTCAGGCGTCAGTTCGACAGTGCCAGAGTAAGAGGGAGGAGAAAAAGAGGGCATTGGTAACTCCAAGAAAAAGTCCCTGTCAAGGGACGCCTCAGCTTAGCCAGGGATCAGCCCTTGTCCTCAGAAATGCGGAAAGGCTTCCCACCTGGGTAATGTTCGTTAAAGAATTTCTGGGTCTTCTCCTCGACGACCATGCCCTGGCAGAGCAGCTCGTTGGAGTCCAGCTCGATCAACTGCATGCTGCTACCGCTCTTGGCGTCCTCTGGGTCGTAAATGCCAATGACGCAGTAGGCCTTGCTGATCTCAATGTCATACATCTGTTCGATGGCCATGCTGTAGCCACCAAGCTGCATGCGATAGTCAGCAAGTTGGGAGTTGGATTTCTTTTTGTAACTGGTCTTCCAGTCTACGAGAGCAACTTTACCGTCTTCCATATGCGCCAGCATGTCGAAAGTACCAGAAAAGCCAATCTCCTTCTCAGGAGAAAACCAGCCAATAGCGCTTTCTACAAGCAAGGGAGATCGCACTTCATTAATGAAGGCTTCAATGGCATGGAAATAGGGAGAGAATTGGGGACAGCGTTCAAGATGAGAAGCAAAATCTTCCCCATTCCATAGATCCTCCAATACTCCATGCAACCATGTCCCACGTTCAGCAGCAAGGCGAGTTCGACGGTTTGCTTCCTCGTCACCAACACGCTTCCTCCAGTTGATCAGAGCCATAATCTTCCCCACGGGAGCGCAGGAACTGGTGATGGTCGTCATCGATGGGAGGACAATGTTTGGAGGGACATTAGGAAAGTCAACCATCCGATAGTAGCGCTTGCTGTTGATCTGCAGCCGTTGCGGTTCATACGGACGTAAGTTCATCAGCTTGTCCCACTGCAGATCAAAACAGGCCATTATGCTAGTTGTCCTTTAAGAGGCGAGCAATGGTGTTTCGCCCTGTGATGAAGTAGGCAAAGTCCCTGGCTTCCGTAACGCTCTTTTTCTGTCCGCATACATCGCATGTATCTTGCCAGAACGACGAAACCCCTGCACTGTAAACCCCAAAAGTGTCGCCACAGTCGGAGCAAGTTGTGTAAGCTTTTGCCAGTTTCACATAAAGCTTTTTAAGCTCTTTTTTATCAACAGGAAAAGCATTTAAGTTGGACATTGATAGTGTTCATCAAGAGGACAATCATTGTCGCCCATGGCAATACAGCCAGCAAAGCCGAGGACTAAGCTGGCTGCTGCCAGGTCTACTTTTTTGACGCAACAAAAGCTGCCACTTCAGCAATAGACTCTTCCACCGACTTGTGTACACAAGAAGTCTTGATTGATTCAAGAGCCTTGGAAGCTTCAGTCTTAGGAATCTTGAGTCCTTTGCTACGGATCCAGGTGGTAACCATAGTGGCAAGTACTGTGCCGAAATCAGCAGCAGACTTAAGCTCGTCGGCTTTATTCATGCCAAGTGACTCAAGGGCTTCCTTGCCAGCCATCAGGCTTTCCTGTTCGTCGCTGTATTCAAGCGGATTGGCCCAGCAGAAGGCCAGGAGAGCGCCTTTCCCATCGAACACTTCTGCTCCATTGGAGGCAGTAGCTTCCGTTGCTCCAGCAGCCACAGGAGCTGACTTAGCTGCAGGCGTTTCTTTTGCGGCCCGCGCTGCAGGCACCGAGGTTTCCTTGGCATCATCAGCAGTGGGAATGTCTTCACCGGCATAAAGCTTGAGACCCAGCCCAGTAAAGGTGGCAATAGCTTTTACGCTGGCACGTTGAACATTGTCGCTAATAGCACGTCCGTCCAGCTCTTTAATGCTGTTATGGCGACGGTCCATGACTGGGAATACCAGTGCAGCCGTGCGGCGGACTCCATCGGTGAGATAAGGTCGCAAGAAATAAGCACCAGGATTACCAAAGACTGGATTACCATGGGTTTGCTCTTCAAATGCAACGTAAAAGGACGGGAAATGCTGCTTTAAATAGAAGAAAGCAAAAGGCCAGCTTAAATAAGAAAGGCCTTTGTAATCTTTCTCGACGTGCTGACCAATGGGAAGGTCATAAGCCGCCTTGAAATCTTCGGCGCTGATTTCAAGTGAAGTAAAAAGGCCAACAGAGCGCTCTGCGAGCAGAAGATCAGCAGCGTAGCTGGTGTCAGTCAATGGCATGTTCACGTTCTCCATAGAAAAGGACGACAAGTTTATCTTTGGGTTCGTAAGGAACCATCAAGCTAGTGCCAGGAAGAGGCCAGTCATCCATCACGCGAATATCACGAATGGATTCCAGGCGGGACAGGCTAAAGGCATCTTCCAGGGTGTCCTGCTCAAAACTAAGGACAATTTCTGCATCACTGGAACAGCATATTGCGGCTTGCTCCAGTATCAATTGAAGCTCAGATAGTTTCATCAGGATCAAGAAGTTCCCAAGGGGATTTGGAATCGGGGTCGGTGTGGTCAACGCACAATTCCCAAGCACCATTAGCCAATAAAGCTTCTCCTTCCCATGCTGCCGTGCTACGAATCAAGCGCTCAAGGGCTTCGCTACGGGAGAGATGGGCCATTGCGGCGATGCTGCTCAGATGAGCGTTTGCAGTATCGGTGATTGTGAAATGACGCTTAAGCTTTGGTTCACCATGCTGCGACTTGGGCATCAGGCATGAAGAAGTCAGGTGGGACTGGCACACGCTAGTGGCCCTTTTCGCATTGTCCACACAATGGCCTATAAGAGTTTCTTATGGGGCGTCAATGTAGACACCAGCAAACCGTGCGCCATGATATGCCCTTGATTCCTTGCCACGGATGGCGTTCTCGATCCTTGACTACTTAGACCAGCTTGAGACAAGCAATGAGCCAGGGAAATATCTCTGTCCTGCCTGCGGTGGTAACGACTTCTCGGTGAACAAGAAGACTGGAGCGTATAGCTGTTGGCACGACCCGTCTCCAGAACACCGCGCTGAAATCAGGAATGTTCTCGCTCCTATGGTCCGATGGGAGAAGCCGGCCAGGTCTAGCGGCCACTACTGCTTTTCTTATAAAAACCTTAAAGGTGAAGTAGTTGTTAAGGTTAATCGGGATGACGACAGCGGCGCCAAGAAGATATGGCAAGAGTTCCCGACCATCGACCACGACTCTCCTAGTCACAAAACTACATTACAAGAAGTTAAATCTGGAATTCTTCCTTACAAATACAAGGAGGCTATCGAGGAAAGCGAGCGCACTGGCTCTCCTATTTTCATTGTTGAAGGCGAGCTCACTTGCGAAATGGTTTGGTCAATTGGCCTGCCATGTGTAACTTTCCTTGGCGGCAGTAAACAATATCGAACAAATGGTGATTACAGCAATCTTTTTAAAAGCAAGGAAATTGTTTTAGCTCCTGATCGCGACGAACAAGGCGTCGCCTTCATGAGAGAGATTGAAGCTGACAACCCTGGTGCTAAGTGGGTTTACGCGGATCCAAGCTCTTGGGAATGGCAGAATCTTCCTAGTGGCAATGGATATGACTTAGCGGACTATATCGAGGAAGGTGCAACAAAAGACGACATTCTTTCCTCCATTGTTTCTAAAGGCAAACATCAAGGACAAAACGGTAAGCCAACATACGAAGAAATTATTTCAACAATAGAAAACTATGTTGGCCTTTATGCTAATGATGCTCGCATTTCATACGAAAGTGCCAATTGGTTAGAGCAGCGTGGCGTCAAAATGAGCCAGCAAAATATTGATAAAATTATTGATGAAGCAAAGGCTCGCATATATGGCAAGGAAGAAATTGAGACCATCGATGCTCTTACAATTGCTAACGCTGATCAATGTAGAGAATGGCTGGTTGCTGGCATTCTTCCTCTTGGCAGTGTCATGCTCTTAGCCGCCTCTGGCGGCACTGGTAAAAGCACGATTGTCTATAACTGGGCTCTCAGGATTGCTCTTGGTCAACGCTGGTCAAATCGTCGCTGCATGAAAGGCAAGAGCCTGATCATCCAAAGCGATGAACCATTAGTGGATACGAGCGAAAAACTGGGCGTCATCGGCTTCCATGATGCCGGCCTGGAGCCTGGCGAAATCGCTTTTTGGGAGAACTGGCGCTTTGGCCATATGCGTCAGCTTGAAGATTATGTGAGAAAGCATCGCCCTCTGTTCATTGCTATTGACTCTCTTACTGCTTGTTTGGCAGGCATGGATGTTGATTTGGTAAAGAGCAATGCTGGTGATGTCATCTATGGACTCAGGGATATTGCTAATCAATATCGCTGCAGCATTGTCATCCTTCACCACCTCAATAAACAAGGTGGACTAAGGGACTCGACTAGCTTTGTTGATAACGTCAGCGAAGTGGTGAAGCTTACCAGGATGGAGAACAATCCAGACCCAAATGCTTTCACCTTGGAATGGATGAAAAGCCGTTCTGGCCTCACTGGTAAGCATGCTCTGTATCGTCAGTCTCTCACGTATGGCTGGCAATACGCTGGTCCGCTTGGTCACACTCTTGATGAACTCGACAGGGTTATTAATGCTGTTGATAGCCGCAAGAACCGCAGGCTTACAAAGCTTGACGTGAGCAACTATTGCCAGCATCTTGATGTCACATCAACTGGCCGTCTTCTGGAAGTGGCTAGGCGGCAAGGATTGATTACAAGCAGCTTTATTACTAGCGAAATCGGAGGCCGCACTCGGGTGTATCAATCATGGGACTATCAAGAACCAATGGTTGAACCGGATCCAATTGATCCTGTCATTAGTGAATCCGATGAAGAAGAGGAGTATTTCTGATGCAGGGAGTTTCCAGTCAACGTCGCCAGCAGTCCTACGGCCAGGGTGATAAAGCTGAAACCGCTCTTGCTCAATTGCTTGCGCGACGTGGATCAGTTGTTCAGCAGCATCCCCGTAATACCAGGCGCAATTATGAAGACAAAGTGGACTTGGACATTGTTACAAGATCCGGCCAGCATTTTGCAATTGAAGTGAAGAGCGAGAAGCGCAACACAGAAGGACTCATCCTTCTAGAAGTTGTTGGTTCTAAAGGCTACCCTGGCTGGCTATGCGGCAAGGCTGATTACGTTGCCCAAGAACATGGTAATGAATGGCTCTTCTATCGACGAGAGGAGGCCCTGCTGTATCTTGTTTCTAAATACGGTGATTACAAAGGAATTACAGTTGAACGCTTCTCTTCCTCCATGGTTAAACCAATGCGCCAATGGATTGGCAGGCAAGGAAGGAATGACTATGGAACAGTACAAAAGGACGTGTTCATGCTTATTCCGTTCTCTGAATTCGAAAGCAGGATTGTTTCCTTAAGGATGAAAAAGGATTAACATTAGATAAACACTATTTGCATCATGGCGAACATCTGGAAGAAGCGAGAGGAGGAGGAAGCTCGGAGGGCCCAGGAGGAGGCCAAGGCTGATGAACTGGCTGAGCTGATCCAGGAGGCTACGGAGACGCTTGAGGAGCCCTGGAGGCCCCAGGTGGCGCCTGAGGAGCCGCATTACGAATGGGACTGATAGACGAGGGGCGATGCCCCTCTTTTTTTTAGGCCTCTATAAGACTCATTTGAGTGTGCCAATACTGAAAGCGTCACAGGATTGGTTGACACGCGATATATGCTGAGGCCAGGCGCAGCTACCGACCGGTATGCGACGCTAACCGGAGTCCGCTCCACAAGTTGCTCTTCGCAATAGTGGCTTGCATGGCTGTTGATCCTAGGTAACCTTCGCGAAGGGTCGCCCTAGCGACCCGTTCCTAGACTACCTCTGATCAATATTTCTTCCATGCCTAAACCTCCTGAAACTCCTGATCGGCTCCCTTCGCTGGAACACTCTGGAGTGACCATCGAAATCTATAACCACCACGGTTATTTGATTCCTGATAAAGGAAACGCTCCTAAAAGCCGCATCCTTTACGCAGCTAGAGATGAAGCAGGAGAACGTCATTGGCGTGGAAGCCTAGAGGAGATTTGTCTCCTTATTGATCGGGGCTTCGCTGTTGCTCCAATCGCTTCCTAACCATGGACCGTCAATTAATTGAACAGTTGATTGACGAAAAGATTCGGCAGCACGAAATTAGGATTGGCATCATTAGCGGCATCTTTGGAACCATTATCCTTGGCGGTTCCTTTGGTTTCGTTTACCACCTCTATTCCTTGCTCCAATGACAGCTTCTCGCAAACTGAACAGCCCCTATCTAACTCAATCAGAATGGGATGAAATGCAAGTACTGAGGAAGGCAATTAGCTATTCCCCATCGACAGTATCTCCTATGCTGCAGGAAAGGTTTGCTGATCTTTTTGCGAGATCCCTTTTAGATAAAGAAAGTAACACTCCAGACCACTTTAATGCCACGCCCTTCTATCGAATTCCAGACTGACCAAGACGAACTGAACTTTGGGGTGAGAGTGCTTTTAGAAGCAGGCTTCACTCCAAAGCAGATTGATCGCATTCGCAATGAAACTGGTGTTGGCCCAGGTAAGATTGCTTACGATAAAGAAACCTTAGGCCAGCGTCGATATATGGTAAGCGAGCTGTGCGCTGCACAGCTCAGTAACAGGCAAATTGCGAATGTCCTTAAACTATCAAAAGAAACAGTAAGTGCAGACAGGCAGTACAACCGCCAGCTTTATACAGAGGAAATCTTAAAAAGTGCCGATATTCATCGGGCTCGTCTTCTTAAGGAACAAATGGAGCTTAAGGAGATTGCCTTACAAAGTTTTGAACGCAGCAAAACAAAGAAAACCACAACAATCTCAGATCAAGGCGGCGATGAAGGAGCGATTGTTAAAGTTGATGAAACTGCCGGCGATGCTTCTTTCTTGAACGTAGCCAAGAACTGTCTAGTGGAACAAGCCAAGCTCCTGGGCTTGCATGAACTGAAGCGTGAAGAGAATCAGGACAAGTCCTACCGTCAATTCCTCACTGACCTCACTTCTACCATTGCGAAAGAGAAGGAAGTCGAGAAAAACATGATTGACCGTGGTGAAGCAATTCCTGTAGACTTTTTTGAAGAAGAACGGAAGATGCTTCCCATTTCGGAAGAATAGCTGAAGAAGCCTTGACTTCTCCTCCATCGTCCGGCATGCTTCGCCCGTACAGAGGTCTTTCCCTTTGAATTTCTCTGATCTCAACTCCGTTGACGACTTCCTTCGGAAGACAAGTGCAGCCCGTGAATCTAAGCGGGACGCTGTAGAACGGGGTCTTCGTTCATACATGCAGGATCCGACCACCATCGGCATTCCTCCTGAAATGGGCGAGTTCATCCAGCAACTCGTTGAAACTCATGGTGATGAAAGCTATCGCCAGATCGCACTGTTCTGCATTGGTAAGTGGCTTGATGTGCATGCTGAAATCGCACAAGACCACTTCAACACCGACAGCCTCCCAGAGCTTGTTGCTACCACATCTGATGCTGCTCGTTTAAGTATCGGCATGCAAACTATTCAGCAAATTGGTAGCTTTGGCGGTGATGATTCATGGCGCAAGATGCTTTGCTCTGATGTTGCTGAAACCATCATCGAAGACTTTGAAGAGCGCGGCATTGACCCCATGAGTCTGTTCAGAGGAGACAAAGAATGATTCTGGGCAATTCCTTGGATGTGTTTAAAATGCTGCTTTCCGATGGCAGCACTGTTTCTTTCTCTGCTCCCACGTTGGATGCTGCTATCAGTTTGTCTCGTGAACTGATGCCAAACAAAGTGGTATGTGTACAGAAAGAGGATAAAATCTCTGCAGATTGATTTCATTTTCAATGGAGACTCAGCTTTCATTTGATACCAAATTGCCTCCCATTGTCACTTTATGTATTCCTCCCGTTCTTAGGGAGCAGGCTGAGTCCATCGCTTCTGAACAGCCTCCAATTCATCCAGTGTGGTCGAAATTAGCCCAGCGTGGGCGTCATTTCAGCATCCGTACTAACGATTTGGAGGATGTAACTGAATTGGCAGATTGGGCTCATTCTGCTCTTGTTGAACCAGAAGCTCCTCTGTCTAAGACGCAACGCCAAGCCTTTCAGGCGGTATTGGATCGTGCCAGTCGGTACGCTGAATGCCTTTCCATTGGAGAATGCCATTGCATCGCCCTGCGCTGGCGTGATAAGCCACTGTCCAGCTCCCATCACTTTGTCATAAGCAAAACCAATCAACGCTGGAGTTGACCGGTTTTCCCTCCTTGGTATTGTGTGGAGGTTCTTCATGTCCTTTCCATGGAAACCTCCCCTCCTTCCTACGTGCGCCTTCTTCCCGACAAGCCTGAATCCTTGTTTGTTTTCAATGGAAACGGGCAAATGGTAATGTACGATTCCGTTCCTGTTGTCACTGCATATATCAAAGCTCCCTATCTGCACTACTGGATTCAAACCATAGAAAAGGCTATTGATGAAGAGCCTAATCTTATTCAAGTTCAAGCCCTTCAATCTCTTCTCCTTTTCTTGCGCGTATGCGAAGAAAACATGAAGCGCGATCACCAAGCCATCCTTGATCATCAAACCACTATTGAACCAGCTTCTTCCAATGGTCCCACTAATGCAGATTTTGACGAGTATTTGATGTATTATTTGCGGTCTATTAGTATGGACGAAAGTCTAGTCGTCGAGGCAGTTTAATAGTGAGGTCTTCGGCTGAGCTGGACAGAATTATCTCCCTGATAGCCTTGTCTTTACGTGAGATTGAAAAGCGTCTTACCATCCTTGAAGCAAAAGCTGAAGCATTTAGTGCATGGCTTGAATCTACCAAGGAGCCGGCCGAAGACTTCCGTTCTCTTAGAAAAAATCCTGTCGTTGATTCCAGTCAAAATGGTCAAGCGCAAGATGAGTGACAAGGACTACTACTTGTCGCAAGCCAGTCGCCCTTTGCCAAAAAGGAAATTCAGCCAGTATCGCGGAGTGCAAAAGAACTCAGCACATTCTTCTGCTGATTTCCCTTTTCGTGCAGCATTCACTTACAAGGGCAAACGCTACTATCTTGGAGCGTTTAGAACCGAACTAGAAGCTGCGAGGGCCTATAACAAGGCAGCTCTTTCTATTGTTGGTGATTACGCCCTCATCAATGAACTACCAGATGAAGAAGAACAAAGTGCCGCATGATTTATGGCAAGACATGGAAGAGGCCTTTGACTCAACCATCGATGATTGCTTCTATGAATTCAATGAAGCCGCAGCAGCCATGCTTTATTCCATTGCTAGCGCTATGGAGCAAGCAATCGCTCCTGATCAACATGCTGCCCACGTTTCAGTCTGGCTCAAGGAAGAAGCTGCTAAAGCTTTATCATTAACCCAAAAGCCTTGATATATCAGGCTCCTTCGGGAGCCTTTTTGTTGTCCATTGACTGTCACCAGGGATGGGTTCCATTCCTGCTTCCCAGGTGTCATAGTCGTCATCGTTTCTTGGGTCAAGAATTTCTCCGTCTTTTAACCATCGAGCAAGTCGTTCTTTCTCAAACGCTGAAGCCATTGCGATTCCTTGCGTCTTTTAAGAGCTTAGCTAAAACCATTAGACAAAAAGAAAGCCGCCCCTAAAGGCGGCCTTCTCCTGGGTTCCGATACCTCTTGCTCCTCAAAGATGCACGAGGGAATGGACGCCTTGCGGAACCAGCCTTGTCTGTCCCTGAAAGCCCTTGCGGAACTCTCCGTCCATTCAGAGGCGCCCTGCCTTACGGCTGCCCACGTCAAGACGCAGGCAGGGAGCGGTTAGGCTCCTGGGCCACCCATGCACAAAAGCATAGCACCCCTTGCTCCCCTGGGCAAAATGTGCCATCATGGTTGGATCGCTGCCAAGAGATTGGTAGCGCCTTGCTGACATTCTTTTCTTTTCTGATGCTTAAACTCATTTCTTCTCTCTGTCTTGCAGCAACTGTGTTTACACCAGGAGCTGTACAGGCAGCGAATTCGTGCGGCCATGCCTCTTACTATGGAGTGGGAGATGGTTATCACGGTCGCCGTGCAGCCAATGGCTCCGTCTTTGATGCCTACGGCTACACCACTGCCCATCCATCGCTTCCATTTGGCACCACCCTGCAGGTGACGAACCAGAGCAATGGAAAAAGCGTGGTAGTGAAGGTTACTGATCGAGGGCCGTTTATCGCGGGTCGCGTTCTGGACTTGTCTTACGGTGCTTTCTCCAGAATTTCTTCACCAAGTTCTGGCGTGGCGCATGTATGCTATTCACGGGTCTGATGGCCTCTCGCGAGGCGCATGACTTCGGTTGACAGTACGGAGCCCTGGGGTGGTGCCTAGGGCTTTTTTATTGCCCACTTGGATCCGGCTGGCCATGTAAAGCATTGTTAAGCTGCCCTTGTCAGATCCGGCTGCCCTTATATCGTCTGGTGCAGCTCATCCCCATCCTTGTTTCCATGAGCGAATCCGTGAAGAACGCCCTTTCCTTTGGTTCTGTCCTGACCATCTTCTGCTTCATGTGCGTGGGTGCAGTGCTGCATCAGCCCGAGCCGGTGCGCGACCGGCAGGCCCTGCTCCAGTGCCTGAAGCTGCATCCCGCACGGTACTGCCACATCACGTACAACGGGCTACGCCCTTGAGCCCAATGTTTGCATTTCTTGACAATGCTTGACGGCTGCCAGCCTTGTCTGTATTGTTGGGACAACTGAGCGATCAGTTCCTCCTTGATCATTCCAACCATGTCTGCCCCTTCCCATTTCCGCGTCAGCGCCAAGGCCGCCGAGGCTCTGGGCGTGACTGTTCTGAATGTGCTCCAGCACTGCGTTGTTGTTCGCACCAAGCGCGGCCCGCGCTTTATGAGCCGCAAGGTGTTTGATGCTTGGGAGCAGAAACAGCGCAAGCAAAAAGCTTTTAGCTGCCATGTGAGCTACATGGGCAACAACGTGTGGATGGTTCTTGATCCCGCCACGTCTTCAGATGCTCACACAGTGATCCGAACTGGAGCCTATTCCAAGGGCATTGAAGGCAAGTGGAGCTGCACTTGCACTGATGCTCATTTTATGCTTGAGCGTGGTCAAGATCCTTGCTGTAAGCACATTCTTGCTGCCCACATCCACACCGGAATTGGAAACTGATGACCAACCACCCCATCACCCCACCGCCGGAGCTACTGGATGAGTGGGACTTCTTACCGATAAGTTCCCAGGAAATCCTTGTACTTGCCGCCCAATGGGGCGCCGACCAGGAGCTGGAGGCTTGCTGTGAGGAGTTTTCTCGCTTTTGGGATGAGGTGGAGGTCACCTTAGACGACGTTCTAAAGCGTCTCCGCGCCGCCCGCCGCCCCAAGTCGCTGAGTTTGAAGGAGCAAGCCCTAGACGCCTTGGCGTCACTACAACGACTGACAACGGACCCCAACATCATCGAACCCCTCCGCCGCGCCCTGGAGCAGCTGCCCGAATGATCACCTACTGCCTGCCGCTGCCGACCACCACAGTGCCCGTCGAGGATCGGCACTGCGTCGCCTTCCCAACTGTCGATGCCTTCCAGCGATGGCTGGTGGAG